TTATATACGCCAAATTATATCTAAGGTTTCATCAAGAAAACTTATACTATCCACTAATTTAGCAAGGGATACTTTAGCTTGTTTTCTGTCCAATCCTTTTATATCCGGTAATAATAATTTGGCTTTTTCTTGCAACATTTTAGTCATGTCCATATTGTTTAAACTTTCTAGTTGCTTTTTTAATAATGTTCTTTGTTCAGTGACATGTTGATTGGATATTTTTAAATCTTCTTCCTGTATTAAATTTTTACCAAATGCCTCAATTTGCCTTATCATTTGTTGATCTAATTGTTTGAGAGCTTTTGTTATTTCCTTTTTTTCATTTTCATTATTTCCCATTATTATTTTTAATTTGGTTTCTTTTTTTGATGTTTTAGTAACCTTTTCCACTTGTTTTATAACTTCTTCTTCTATTTTATCACGATGCGCAAAATGGTATTTACAACTGTGTTTAGTAACATATGAGGAACAGACATATTTTAAATATTCGTAGTATCGGTCGCCACGTTTCATTCTTGCTGAGTTACCTTTCATACTTTTCCCACACTCGCCGCATTTTAATAATCCTGTCAGGAGATAAGTTTCATTTTCATGTTTTTTATTTATTTTTCTAGAGTCCATTATAATTTGTAATTGTTCAAAACGGTCTTCCGTAATAAATCCTTCGTGGTTATTATTTCTGATTATCCATTCTTCTTTTGGGCGAATGACTATTTTACCATTTACTTTCTTACGTTTATTCATTACACGTGTGCCTGCAATGGTTTCCGTTCTTAATAAACGCCTAACAGCAGTAGAGTCCCAATCTTTGCCGCGTTTTGTTTTCACATTAATACTATTCAACCATTTTGCAATAGATCGTGTACCTTGACCTGATTCAGTCATTTCGACCATGCGTATACCGTGTTTGGCTTCTTCTTCATTTAGTACATACTTTTTATCTATGACATCAAACCCAAAACAAGGACCTGATAATGCCATATCAGTGTTACGAGCCAAGGACAACATATTATCTGTGACTCGTTCGCTTATACGACCACGTTCAAACTCCGCAAAAACCCCTAATAAGTGCAATACCATACGACCCGCCGCCGTTGACGTGTCAAAACTTTCTGTGGCAGATACATAATTACAATTATTATTTTCAATAAACTTTATCACTTGCAATAGGTCCAAAAGGTTACGACTTAATCTATCAAGCTTTGTCGTCACTAAAATATCTACTTTTTGATTTTCAACATCTTTTAACAGTTGTTGCATTTGTGGTCGTTTTAAACTTCCGGCAGTATACCCATCGTCTATATAAAACGTTGGTTTATCCCAATTCATTGCCTTTGAATAGGCTTCTAATCTCTCTTTTTGTTCTGATAAAGAGTGACCAGTTTCGGCTTGTTCGTCTGTGCTTACTCGTAAGTAACCAGCAATTTTCATTATTATCACTCCGATTTCACTACATTAAGAGGTTCAAAATAAATGATATATTCATCATATTTTGTGTGGGTTCCGTATTTATCTTTGTAATATTGTATTGCACAATTTAAAAATGATTCGGTCACACCAAAAAACTCAATTAATTCGAATTTACCATTTATATTCAATTGATGCGCTTTCAAAATTTTCGATAGGGGAATGAGCTTTTCATAAGCCCATCGTCTAGCTTGTTTTTCTTGTTTGATATTCGATAATTCATTTTGATTTGTAATGTTTCCCTTTGAAGTATAAAAGTGTCCTATTTCTTCAGCTAAAATACAGTACTTATCCGTGTGGGTTTCAATCGATTTATTCAATAAAACTGTTTTACCGTGATATAAACCTTTAATGTTGCCCTTAATATTTTTTTCGCAAACATACAAACCAAGATGTTCGGCTTCCCCCAATAGGTTTTCATACTCCATTTAACAACCCCCTTTATTTATCTCTCTTGGTTCTTACAAATTCCTTGAATCGTTCTATCTCTTCTAATTCTTCTTCTGTCCATTTGTCTCCATCGTGGTGTGCCGCTATTGTATCCTCATCTTCGTATAACGATAGGTCGCGTATATTCGTGCGACCGAGTAAATAGTCTGTTGATACATTAAAGTAATCGGCAATAGTTTGTAGTTTGTCGCTACCGGGTATATGTGTTTTTAAACGATACAAAGTATTTTTGGAATAATTTAAAGAACGTTCTAAATCATTAATTGAAATTTTTCGATCATCACATAAAATTTTTACTCTCTCAAATACTGTCACTTCAACCATCCTTAAAGCATCGTCAATAGAATATTAAAATTTTTGCATAAAAAGTATTGACTTAATTATGCATATGTTTTAACATTACTGACATAAGCTAATTTATCCGCTAAAAAGACAATAAAAAATACATCCCATAAATAGACATTTTTAATGCTGGCAGGCTTACAAATGTTGATTAATAGGCTTTCATGGTCTTATTTGGCTATGGGTATATATTAAAACATATGCATAATTATTGTCAACGTTTTTAGCGAATTTGTTAGCTTAACATTTAAAGGGAGGTGGTAATTTGTCAAAAGATTTAGCTGTAATCATACGGTCAGAATTATTCAAACGTAATATGAGTCAACGCGAATTGGCTAGATTAGTTGGCATTTCAGATAGTTATTTATCTGACATTATAAACGGATTGAAGACAGGATTGAAAGCACAGGAACACACCAATCACATAAGAAAAATTTTAAACATCAAATGAAAAATAAGGGCAGTCCCATATCTCAAATAGCATATTTTTTATTAGGGGGTGTAAAGGGTGATAAAAGAAACCAAATATACAGTTAGACATTTTAAGATTGTGGACGGTAAAAAGGTTAGGTTTGACCCTTATAAAGATGAGGAGTTAGCAGACAGATGTAAGTTAGAGCTTGCTCGCATGATGACGGGTAAGGAACATGTTTTGGTACCCAAAGAACAACCCAAATAGGGTTGTTATGATGGACAAGCTTAAATTAATGAAAGGTGTGAATACGTGAGCATAGGACAAGTAATAAATGAAGCGCGGCGTGAAGTAGAAAATTTTGAGAAAATGCAAGATTTAAAGGATGTAAGTGTAAGAGGATTATATGTGACAGGAATGATAGATGGCATTTATTCAGCACTAAAACAAACAGGTAACGATATGCCCGCGGCATCATTAGAATTATCACGTCTATCTGTGAAAGTCAAAGATCATTTAACCAAAGTTACAAAAACTGCAAAAGTACAAAGCGAAGGAGTCGGACGTTAAATGACATTAGATGAAGTCGAAATGAAACTTAAAACCATCAATGAAAAATATGAAAAAAGAATCCAAAGAGTTGAAGCTATCATGTTACGAGTTAGGAATAATAAACAAAAGGAAGAGAAAGAAGTGATTGAAACTTTTAAAGAAGGAGGTAACGGATAATGACCACAGGTGACATGCTCCATTTTACACAACGATTAAAAAAGTATGAGGTTATTGAGGACAAAGCATTAAAAGATGAGTATTTAGCCAACCTGCAACGAGACATCGAGAGTATTTATGGAGAAGATACATTGGATACCCATGTAGTGGCTATACATCAAGCAGTTGTTGAGGCGAGGAGTGATTTTTAATGGATAATGACCAAGTAACCCTAAGACAGTTGATTGACCACTTGCAACATCAGTTTGATGTCTATGGAGACATGGACACTACCAAACCCATCACAAAAGGGTTGGTGGTGTAGATGGGGATAAAAGTTGACAATCTCGATGACATCAAAGATGAGTGTAAGGTTTATGCTAAATCCGCAACCGTATGGATACGACAAACTAAAAATCATAAAGATCAGCAATACTACATGCGGTTGAGACAGCTGTATCAAAAACATATACCCGTCAAAGTTGGCTCTATTATTGTGGACTACAAAATAGTGCTGACACTATTTAAAAAAATAAAACGCCTTAAGGTAGAGGTCGAGATAACAAAATCAGCGCTTATTATCAGGTATAGGGATCCTAAAGCGGATGATAAGAGTGGAGGATCATTTACCCTTAACGATCTATCAGATTATTACATGGGGTTTGATCACATCCCTACCGCAGTCATTGAGGTGGGTGCATGAAAGAATATGCAGTCTATAAGGGAGAAAATCTATTGATCATGGGTAGTGCAGATGAATGCGCTAAACACTTAAAAGTGGATCCATCTTATATCAAATGGTTAACTAGTCCGACAGCAAAAAGACGATTGGCAAAAAGAGTGCGCCCCGAAAAATGTGTTGTAGGAGTTAGATTAGATGACAATTTGTAAGTAAAAACTGAAATGGAGGGTAGTCGATGACCATTCCAAAAAAAGAAACAACCAATGAAAAGGTTGTCAAGAAGGAAGTCATTGAAGGTTTAAAATTACACGTCAGTAAAATCGGTATTTACTCAAATGATGTTGTCAAAAAAGCTCTTGTGGAAGACATCAGTCAATTAGAAAAGATTAGTGGTTTCGAACAGTAAATGTTTTTGATTTTTGGGATATGTTGAAGCTCCAATTTAATTCCGATTTGTCTTTAACCTTATACCCACAAGCTAACATAGCACCTTTAAAAGCACCGTTTCCAATATAGAAGCCTCCTTGACTACCAAAACGGTGTTTCAAACCATATGAAGTGTGTCGATCGTTTATTGATTTTATTGGACTTAAATATTCTTTAATCCATCTAATTAAACGATCTTGTTCACCGGGTGTCAAATAGTTAAACGCTTCGGGTTGATTATGTAGTTCTAGACCTGTTTCACTCAATTTTCTCACCCCCTCATAGGGAGATTATACCAAACTTAAACGCTTGAAAGGAGGTGATATAAATGGGATTTACCGAGGTGTTAACCATCTGTTTTATCGTTTTACAACTATTAGGCGTTATTGATTGGTCATGGTGGTTGATTTTGTTACCGGAGATCATCGCAGTAGTCGCTTATGTTATTTGGGCGATCGTAGCCATCATCATTTTTGTTAAGGCATCTAAATCGATTAAAAAGGGGATGAGTAAATGGGAGTAGGGTATCTAATAGTTTTAGGAATAGCTGTACCAGTATTTACAATGGGTGTTAGTTTGATGATGTCATTGAGGAGGGGTTAATATGCCGAAAGTAAAAATATCATACGGAGAGCTAGCTGAAGTGTTACGAGGGATTGCAAACGACGAATGCAATGGCAAAGCCTTTAGAGAGATCACCACAGTAGATAATCTAATCAGTTGGCTTCATATGCACAATAATGGCTCACGCGTAATAGTTGATGTTGATACACAAGATGAGCCTCCGTATAAACCCATACCACCCAAGGATGTTGCTCACATCGAATTTGGTAAGCAGTCAGTGTTGATAGACGACATTATCGACAAGGCGGTAGATCAAGCGTTGCACTCTGTTATAGAGGATTTGAGTCACAATTATGGTAATTATGACAACGCATGTAATCAGATACATGTCTACTTAGCCGATACGTTTCCTAGCGCATTGCATCACAATTTAGCTAACGAGGCTTTGCTTATACTGGACGGTCACGTCACGGATATAAAAATGATCGCCAAAAAAGGGCACATAGAAATCGACAAAGATGTTGTCGCTGATCATAAAGAGGCTATCTCAAAAATATTAGCATCTCCTTATATACCTAAAAAATGACCACTCGGCAAAGTGGTCAAGATAGAAACTTACAAGGTCAGTATAGCATGAAACATTATAAAAATAAAAAGTTCCACAAGGTAGGTGATGTCAAATGTCAGAGGTAAAGCTATTTCCACACCAAGAAGCAGTACTTAATGAAACATATGAAAAAAACAGGGTAGCTTATTACCTCGACATGTGACCTTTGGGACTTGGGAAAACATTTGTCGGCTCCGAAAAAATGTGGGAGTTAAATACACCGTATAATTTAGTCATTTGCCAAAAGTCCAAAATAGAAGATTGGACAAGGCATTTTAAAACGTACTACCCGAATTATCACGTCATCATTTTTGATCAGCAACCCTTATCCAAAATACCACCGGAGAGTATCTTAATCATTAATTACGATAAGGTGTGGCGCAGGTACGAGTTAACTAAACTACAAGATTTTACGCTTGTGTTAGACGAGTCATCCATGATCAAAAATGAGTCATCACAGCGTAGTAAATTTATTTTAAGTCTTAACCCTACCAATGTCATCTTGTTATCCGGTACGCCCACAGGGGGACGATACGAAGAGCTTTGGAGTCAACTGCATCTACTCGGTTGGCAGATTAGTAAAAAGCTATTTATGAAGCAGTTTGTTGTACAAGAGTGGGACGACCTTAACCAAAAATATGATATCACAGGGTATAAAAATGTAGCACGACTAAAGCGCACGCTACAAAAATATGGTGCAGTATTTATTAAGACCGATGAGGTATTTGATTTACCGATCGTTAATGATCAGATCATCAAAATACCAAGCACCAAAGATTATAAGACGTTTGCCAAAGATCACATTATAGAGATGGGCAATGAGGTATTAGTTGGCGATACAGCGGCGACTAAAAAACTTTATTTACGCCAGTTAGCGGGGGTTTTTAATAAAAATAAACTGAACGTTGTCAAAGATTTAATAGATAGCACAACTGATCGTATCATCATCTTTTACAACTTTAAAAAAGAGTATGAGGCACTAAGTAAACTAATTGACCGTCCCATTGCAACCGTCAACGGTGATACCAAAGACTTCACAGCCTATGACGAGCACGATAACAGTGTCACCTTAATCCAATATCAAGCGGGAGCCATGGGACTCAATCTACAAAAGGCAAACAAGATCATCTATTTTACTTTGACGGATAAGAGTGAGCTGTTTGAGCAAAGCAAAAAAAGGATACACCGTATCGGTCAAGATCGTCCGTGCTTTTACTATTACATGTTGACTGCCGGAAGTATTGAGTGGCGAATGAAGGAAGTTTTGGAAGAGCGGCGTGACTATACGGATGCACTATTTGAGAAAGAAGGGGGAATATAAATGAGCGAAGTCATACCGTTTGAAGACAAGTACATGCCCATCATGGCAAATCTTGCTTTACTGGACAAACAACAAAAAGATATTGAGGCACAAACCAAAGCAATTAAAGCGGACTTAGAAAAAGCAATGGATGAGTACAGTATTAAGTCTATTGACAACGAGTATCTAAAAATTACGCGTGTAGAGGGCAGTCAATCAACGAATGTGGACCTCAAAAAATTACAGGCAGAGGAACCAAAGCTACATGAAGAACTACTCCAAGACTATCCGAAGGTTAGTAATCGCAAAGCGTATGTTAGGTTTGCGGTTAAGTAATGATCAAGGTCATTGGAATGAGGTCGGGGAAAGTATACGCAACTGGGGAATACACTCAATGCTTTAGGGAGTTGAGTGAGAAATATCCACATAAACAGTATGGACAATGTATCTATCCGGAACCGTTGTTGGTGGTGAAGATTTGAGAGAATCACAGTTTCAAAGTAAGGTCATCAAGTTTTTAAAGGAAAAAGGTGTATGGCACGTAAAATATTGGGCAGGCAATCAGTACACAAAAGAGGGTATACCCGACATATTGGCATGCATAGATGGGGTATTTCACGGTATCGAATTAAAAACAGATGTTGGACAACCTAGTAAGTTACAACTCTATAACATGCGTAAAATTAAGGATTCGGGCGGCGAAGCGTATCTATTACGCCCTAAAGATTTTGAGGATTGGAAAGTGAGGTGGTTTGATTGACCCAATACTCATATAGCCGCGTCTCATTATTTAATGATTGCCCCTATCATTATGACATAAAGTATCACCAACGTTTGACAGAGATTACTAAGTTTGATGCCGATAATCCATTGCTCATTGGTAGTGCCTTACACAAGGGTATTGAGATGGATGTCAAAAGCGCAGTACAAAGTTATTATGACTCGTTTCCTGTTATCACAGATCGAATTGTAGAAGAAGCGATGAAACTAGAAATCTTGATTCCAAAGGTGAAAGATTTTTTGGAAGAGTATTTTGACGGATTAGAGTTTATCCACGAGTACAAAATCGACCATGAGGACTATATAGGCTATGTGGACTTAATAGTCAAACATCCCGATGGTCATTGTGATGTGATTGATTTTAAATATTCTAACCACGTTAAAAATTATGTTAAAAGTGGTCAGTTGCACATTTACAAACATCACCTTGAGCAAGATGGATTTAATGTTAAAAACTTAGGTTACTTATTTGTCCCCAAGACAAGTGTCAAATTAACAAAAAGCGAAGAGTTACATCATTTTAGAAAACGTCTCATCAAAGGCGTTAAGTCATCAGAGGTCAAATTTTTACCCATTGCGTATGATCAGAAACACGTTGAAGAATTTAACCAATCAATAGAAAAAATAGAACACACTCAAGATTTTTCGGAACGAAATACAAGTGGCAATTGCTTTGCGTGTAATCCAAGATTTGAGCCGGATTACCTCGAAATAATCAAAAATTACAAGGGAGAAGAGATTATGAAACTACCAAGTAGTCAACGTCGAAACGTTGAAAAAGTAACCAAACGTGTCTTTTGGTTATACGGTGCGCCATTTAGTGGTAAGACCACCTTTGCTAACAAATTTCCGAATCCGTTGATGTTAAATACGGACGGTAATATCCGCTTTGTCGATGCACCTTATATTAGCATTGCTAACGAAGTAGAATCAACGGGTCGTGTTACCAACACCACGTTAGCATGGGACATATTTAAAGACACGATTCGCGAACTTGAGAAAAAAGACAATGAGTTTAAGACCATCATTGTGGACTTATTAGAGGACACCTATGAAGCGTGTCGCCTCTATATGTATGACAAGTTAGGTATTGAACACGAGGCTGATAACAGCTTTAAAGCGTGGGATATGGTGCGTACGGAGTATTTGAGCACGATCAAACGCATCATTCATCTTGATTACGAAAATATCATTTTCATCTCGCACGAAGACACGACTAAAGATGTAACCAAGAGATCGGGAGATAAGATTACATCTATCAAACCTAATCTCCAAGAGAAAGCATCATTAAAAGTGGCAGGAATGGTGGATATTGTTGGACGGGTTATTGCGGAAGACAGTGAGCGAAAAATTGAATTTAAATCCAAGAATTATGTGTTTAGCGGCGGTCGATTGCCGAATTTACCCGTATCAGAAATTGATTTAGATGTAGACGAGCTATTTGCAGTCTATGACAAAGCAAACGCCAATTTACACGCTAGTAAGCCTAAAAAATCGGAAGCGGCAGTCGAAGAAGAAACACCTAAACGGTCAAGAAATAAGAGTCAAGAGGAACCAACTGTGTTTGAAGAAATCACGTATTATCACGCCGAAGACGAAGATTACATCATGTTTGATAGTGGAGATAAAATTCCTAGTTACTTTAATCCATCTAATGTGATTACTAAAGAAGAGTTTGACGAAGCAACAACTGAACAAGAAGAAGTCGCTGAAGAAAAACCAAAACGCCAACGTAAATCACGTAAAAAGGAAGAAGACGAAGCACCTCAAGAGGAAGAAACAAAGCCGAAACGTGAACGTAAACGCCGCGCACCTGTAGAAGATGATACGCCTCCGGGTGAAGAAGCCGCACCAGAAGAAGAGGAAGAACAACCACAGCGTACAAGACGTAGAAGAACTCCTACAGCCAACTAAAAAATATTGGAGGGGATTTTAAATGTCAAAACGTGACTTAAACCAAAAGGAACAACATTATACAGACACATTGAATGAAGCAGAGGAAATTGTAAAAGAAGCTAAGGAAGACATGCATTTAGTGTCATGGAAAATCAGTGAAAAGTACAACAAATACGGTCAATACTTTTTAATCGATTTAACGTTTGTATATAACACACCTAAAGACATTATGGAGGTTGATGGGTAATGGTATTGGATTGGGATAAATTTGATAAAGATGTTGACCTAAAAGCATTACAGTCAGATGTGGAAGAGGCAGAAGAAAATGGGTTTGGAGATTTTCCGGACATACCGGATGGAACGTATGAGGTAGCAGTTGAAAAAATGGAACTTGTTAAGTCAAAAGCAGGCGACCCTATGTTATCCATATGGTTCAAAATTGTTGAAGGCAAATTGGAAAACCAACGTATTTTTTACAACAAGGTCATGCAACCGCAAAACGATAGAGCGTTTGGTATCCAAGTCCATCAAAATAATGTCATGCTTCGTGCTCTTTGGGATTGTCAAAAGGATGATGTGGAGTTTAAAGGATTTGCCGATTATGCCGATTTGATCATGGACATACACGAAGACATCGACGGTAAATTTGAGTACTCACTCAAAAAAGAGACTAATAACAAAGGCTATGATCAACTAGAAATTTTAGAAGTTTTTGAGCTTAACTAATTAAATAAGGGGGATTATCTCCCCCTTTTATTTTTAGGAGTGAGTCAGTATGTCCACTATGACCATACCAATCGACGAAGTGAAATTTGGATACTTTCCTAAGAAGCTATCGAACCTTTTCAAAAGTCCCGGTGTTAATTCCGTCTTTTGAACAGTCTCAATGATCTCTTTGGCTTCATCTTTATCTTGAGGTTCAATTCCATGTTCAATGAAGGACATTAAATATTCAAAACTCATACCAAAATTATTAGTTACACTTCCATTATTACCTAAATAGGAATTAGTAACGGTGTCAATATTAAATTGTTGAATAGGCTGTTCTTTTTTACCATCTAAAAAGTCATGACCTTTTTTAGTAAGATATATGTTCTCTGTGAGTATATTAACATTCGTTTTTGATATCACTACTGCTGGTGTCGGACTAAAAGAAATATAATCATTGGCTTCGCATTGTTCAATAAATGAACCAAATTGTTCATCGTTCATTCCTTTCAAAGGTTCATTCGTTAAACTATCATTTTTGATGCGTTCTAAAAGTAATTTAATTTGATCATCGTAAGACATGTACATTCCCCCTATTCATTTGGGAAAATTATATCACAAGGGAGGTTTGTTTATAAATTGATCTTCTACGACTTCGAAGTATTTAGGCACGATTGGTTAGTCGTATGTATTGATACAGATGACCGATTGGAAAAAGTAATTATCAATGATGAGCAAGGGTTAATTGATTTTTATGATGATCATAAAAAAGATATTTGGATTGGGTATAACTCAAGACATTATGACCAATATATCTTAAAATCTATTATTTGTGGCTTTGCACCACAAGAAATAAATGACTGGATTATTGTAAAAAAGGAGCCGGGTTGGAAGTTCTTCACTGATTTTTGGAAGATACAACTTTACAACTATGATGTAATGACCAATAAGTTTCGGTCACTCAAACAGCTTGAAGGGTTTCAAGGTCACAATATAAAAGAGTCAGATGTCTCTTTTAATATAGATCGACCGTTGACAGACGATGAAATACAAGATGCCATTAAGTATTGTGGTCACGATGTCCATGAAACGATGCATGTGTTCGCCGAAAACATCGAAGAATTCGAATCACAGTTAGAGCTGCTTAAAATGTTTGAACTACCTTTAAAACACATTTCTAAGACAAAGGCCCAATTGTCATCAGTTATCTTAGAGGCAGATAAACCTAAAAAGGCGAGGATGGACGAGTTTGACTTATCATTCCCATCAACTTTAAAAATCAATAAATATACTCAAGTGCTAGATTTTTATAAGGAAAACAAAGATTATAAACAGTCCTTAGACATCGATGTTGCAGGTATCCCCCATGTCTTTGCGTGGGGTGGCTTACATGGTGCACGACCACATTATATTGACGAGGGATTATTTATCAATATTGATGTGGCGAGTTATTATCCCGCATTAATGATTGAGTACAATTATTTATCTCGTAATGTCAAAAACCCTGATAAATTTCGGGAGATCAGAGATACACGGCTCAAATACAAACTATCCAAAGATAAAAGACAAGCGCCGCTAAAGATCATTATAAACAGCACATATGGAGCAATGAAAGATAAGTACAACAATCTGTATGACCCTTTGCAAGCTAACAATGTGTGTATTGGCGGCATGACTCTATTATTAGACTTAATCGAAAAACTCGAACCCCATTGCGAGATTATCCAGTCCAATACGGACGGCGTGTTGGTCAAACTGTATAACGAGGATGACTATGATCTCATCGATGATGTGTGTTACGAGTGGGAACAGAGAACTCATATGGAATTAGAGTTTGATAACTTCGTCAAGGTCATACAAAAAGACGTCAACAATTACATCCTAGTAAAAGAGGACGGTAGTTATAAATCAAAGGGCGGGTATGTTAAGGAGTTACAACCACTAGATAATGATTTGCCGATTGTTAATAAGGCGATTGTCAATTACTTTGTCAAAAATATACCACCTGAAGACACGATTAATAAGTCTAATAATCTGATCGATTATCAAAAAATAGTCAAAATTAGCGGGAAGTATGATTACGCTCGGTATGGCAATCAACAACTCAATGAAAAGGTATTTAGAGTGTTTGCGAGCTTAGATGGTAAGGATAAACAGCTATTTAAAGTCAAAAATGGCACATCTGAAAAAATAGCGTATGTTCCGGAACAATGTTTTATTGACAACCATGATGTCACTAATATGATCGTACCAAAAAAATTAGATCGAAAATGGTATTTAGAGTTAGCTAAAAAGAGGATACACGATTTTATAAAAGGGGAGTGAATTAAAAATGCCCGAAGGAGCAGGGATAATAAAAACTGACGCTATATCTAGGGACATGACTGTTTGGGTTTTGGTATACGAACGTGATAATAGCAGAGATGGATTGATCAGAGGGGTATTTGATAATGAGAGAGATGCCAAGGTAGCATTTGCCGACTTAGCATTACAAGACGGCATTGCATCTAACTACTTAGACATCGTCGAGCAAAACATGGGGGTTAAAAATGAAGATGATCATTGACCGAATAAACAGCGAAATTGAAACATTGAAAGGGAAAACCATAGATAGAATATATGTTAATGAGTCAAAAGATGAGATAACCTTTTGTGTTGACGAAGAAAAATACCTTATGTATCACGAACAAGATTGTTGTGAAAGTGTATCGATTGAAGAAATTATAGGTGATTTAGAAGATTTATTGAATTCGCCAATTATACTTTCTGAAAAAGTCTCACAAAGCGATGAACAAGCAAGTGAATCGGGAACTTGGACTTTTTATAAATTAGCAACAGTTAAAGGATATGTGACTATAAGGTGGTACGGAGAATCTAACGGCTATTATTCCGAAGAAGTTGATTTTATTAGGATAATTGAAAGTGCATCGTTGAAAGAAGATTTACAGTATCTTAAAGAGAAATTACAAGAGGAGATTGTTGTATTTAAGGATGGAATAAAAGAGATACGAGATGAAAATGATAAAGCACCCGTGGACATTAGGAACCAAGTCTACTTTTCGGGAGAAATAAATGCAATAGAAAGAATGATGATGGAATTAGAAAACATATTAAAGAGAAGGAGAGGGAATCAATGATTACTGATATTTATATCATTAGATATGACAAAGTTAAAAATAGAAGATTTGATGAAAAAAAGGAACAATATAAAACAGTCGCTAGTAAAAATCGTGTTTTAGACTTTATTAAAGGTCTTGATAGTGATTATGAAGTCCAAAAGGTGTTATCTGTTGATGTCAAAACTAAAGACGTAACGGATTATAAGCTTAAATTAGATGGATTTAATTTGACACTCGAAGGAATAGTTAAGCCCAAAAGGACGAAGAGAACACCTGTGGAAAAAGAGTATAAATCGGAATGAGAACGCCGCTAATGAATTTTCTATTTGGAATGAGAAGTGCGAGAGTCGAATTGTTAGGAGATATGGCAAAGAAATTAGGAATTAGTTCATCAGATTTGTCAGCGTATGAGACGGGTAGAAAAAAGTTGCCACCACATGTTTTTAAAAAAATAGTAGACATATATAAATTAAATTTTGAAGAATCATGTCGAATGTCAGTCGCTATGGAAGAAACGATGAAATTAAGAAAACAACAACGAAAATCGGAAATAGTTTTAACTAATTATGGAGGTGAATTAGAGTGAATTGTCATGTGTTTTATAACAACACTTTTATGGGGGATTTTCCAATAGAAAAGTTTTTTGATAAAAATAATGTCCTTGGTACAGGAACTATTATCAAAGTGGATAATAAAAAATATTGTGTTAATAACGTAATCATAAGACGAGATGGGACAGTGGTTTTAGAGTGCTTCGGTAGTGGGGAGCAATCACAGTGAACAAAAATTTATCATATAAAAATCCTTATAGTCCAACTGATAGTTATAGACCAGTTGTGCCAAAGTGGGTAGCAGAAATTCTTATGGAAGAGAAAAAAGACAATGTGTTTGCCTCCGAAGGAAGAACTAAAAAATGGAGAGAGTGGAAAAGTAGGTACTCAAGGAAACTAAAATACGCTCGATTGAATGGGTGGATTGTAGAGGAGGCAACAGACAATGACCAATAATCAAACAACAATTAATCAACTAATCGAATGGTTGCAAGATTTAAGCGATACGTACGGAAATATACCTGTTTATTCTCGTGACGTTGATAGATATGAGAATGATGTTTTAACCCCTATGGAACAACCTTTTATCCCGTTTGTCATGGATATTTATAAAAAATACGACGGTGATTTATGGTATAGGCCTATCCCTAAAGTTAAATTAAGCGAATTAAATACAAAAAGTTTGGGGCTGATTTTAAAATGACCAATAACCAAGTAACCCTAAGCCAACTGATTGAGCATTTGCAAGGACAGCTTGAGGAGCACGGAGATGTGCCTGTGTACAGTCTTAACCATGAATCATGGTTGGTCTATCCAGCGGAATTTGAATACTTTTTTGGGAAATGGGAGGACACCCCAAAAATTATGGACATTTATACAAACATACACGGCAATGAAAGCACGTCTGATCGTAATGTTGACACCACCAAACCCATCACCAAAGGACTGGTGTTGTAGATGGATAAAGGAGATTAAACAATGAGTAGCATTATTTACATTGGTTTCATTGCGCTAATAGGTACATTGGTTATGTTTTTTATACAAGCATTTGTCATAGATGATTTAGCCAAAAGAGTACGCAAATTGGAGGGGAAGAAGTAATGGTAACTTTTACATTGCTATTTGTAATAGCCGCTACAATATGCGCTGGTGTTTATGGGACATCAAGAATAATTTATTATTTAATATTTTATGCTGATGATCAAGTAATTAGTAGAGAGTTCTCATGGTCACTAATCGTATTCAGTGCATTGCTTGCCTTAAACGTTTTTGTTTTAACGGGGATTTTTATAGTGTTAGAAGAACTTGTTCATCAATAAATACTCACCTCAAGAAAGGTGGTGGTGATCATATATAAAGGGTACTTAAAAGGACATGGTAAGCACGCCGCTACTAAATTTAAAGATGGAGATAAGCTATTAACCTATGAAACAGTCCGTAAACATAATTCTTTCGTCGGTATCTTAGACGATGATACCATCATGGTAGATGTCGATGACAACGAGGATGCCAATACGTTATTAGATATCATTGAGGATAAGGATATACACTGTTCGGTGCTTGAGACGACTAATGGCATGCATTTTTATTTTAAAGGTTATGACATCACCACTAATAAAATAAAATGGTACGCCAATATCGGAATCCAGTGTGATTACAAGTTGGGTATCAAAAACACTGCTGACCCATTAAGGATTGATGGACAGACGCGCAAATGGATACGCAAAGCGACCCATCACGATAGACTACCTATTTGGCTCTATCCATACCATAAAAAAAATCCTAACCTTAATCAGTTAACAGAGGGTGACGGTCGTAACGATAAGTTGTTTACCTATATTCTAAAAATGCAATCCCAAGGATTAGCCAAGAATGATATTAAAGAGACTATATCAATTATCAATAAATATATTTTGGATGACCCGGTTGATAAATCGGAATTAAATACAATCCTTCGGGATGAAGCCTTTCTCAAGGAATCTTTTTTTATCAAGGGTGCTTTCCAACATGAGAAATTCGGGGATTTTTTGATCAACGAACATCATGTATGTAAGATAACGAACATCTTGCACATTTATAAAGACGGTGTTTATTCGGACAACCAAGAAGACATCGAAGAGGCAATGATTAAACATATTCCATCACTCAAACGTATCCAACGTCAAGAGGCACTCGCTTACTTACAGCTTAAAGCGCAAGACAAACAATTTTCATCGACACACTATATTGTCGTCAAAAATGGTGTCTTTAACTTAGACACATGGCAACTCCAAGATTTTAGTCCGGAGATTATCACACGTAATAAAATACCGATACCTTACATCGATCAATCATACTATGAGGTGACTGATAATACGTTGACGAAGATGGCGGCGAGTGATAAAAAAATTCGGGCCATCTTGGAAGAGATACTCGGTTACATTTTATTTCGACGGAATGAGTACGCGGCTACGTTTATTTTAACAGGCGATGGTAGTAATGGTAAATCGTCCTTTTTAAAAATGATACGTCGTTTAGTTGGCAATGAAAATGTATCCTCACTAGACCTAAAAGAGTTAGATCAGCGATTTAAAACTACTGAACTATTTGGTAAGTTAGTCAACATTGGCGATGATATTTCCAAAGGGTACATTAAAGAGTCATCGATGTTTAAAAAGTTATCAACCGGAGAGACGATCAACGTAGAGCGTAAAGGTAAGGACCCTTTTGATTTCACGAATTACGCCAAGCTTGTTTTTAGTGCCAATGAGATACCACGTATTAATGATTTTAGCGAGGGTTTAGGTCGTCGTCTTCAGATCGTTCCGTTCAAGGCAAAGTTCAGTGTCGATGATAAGGACTTTGACCCTTTTATTACGGACAAGTTATTGAGCGATGAGTCCATGCAATATGTTCTTAATCTAGCACTAAAAAGTCTAAAAAGGTTACTCAATAATAAAAAGTTTACGACTTCCAAAGCAGTAGAAAAAGAAATGGAAAAATACATCGAAGAGAATAACCCGATTATTAGTTTTGTGAACAATGAAGAAGTGGAAATTGAGCGTGCGGTTGTTGGCGATGTGTATGATATATATCGTCAATATTGTTCGGACAATGGGTATCAGCCCGTGAGTAAGATTAATTTTAGTAAGCAAATTACAAAACTATTCAACTACGATGTTAAAGTTCAAAAGATAGACGGTAAAAGCAAAAGACTGTTCGTAGATGATATAAAAGGTAGGTGATCATGTTGCACGAATGGCTAAGAGATTATCGACAAATTGAGGACGATATTAGTTATTTAGAATTTGAGTTAGACAGATATAAAAAAGAATTAAAAAGATGGGTAAGTGGTGATCTTAAAAATGTAAAACTGCAACATGATTCACTTGGTTCCCGCGTTGAAGACAACATCGAAAAGGTTAAAAAGGATTTAGCATTTAAACGAAAACAAAAGAATGACCTTATTAAATTGGTGCGTAAATTTAATGGACTTGAAAATAAAATACTAATAATGAAGTACATTGATGGAATGACTTTAGAAACTATTTCAGAAGAACTACATTATAGTCCTAGTTATATTTATAAAAAGCACACTGAAATTATCAAAAGAATAAAGTTAGCAGAGCAATTAAACACATCTTAATGAGGTGTGTTTTTCTTTATATATTGTGTTTTCGTGGTTAAAAATTGACCATTTGTATTTTATAAACCCATTCATATCAATACTTTTTAAAATTACTTTGGTTAAAAATTGACCACTAAAACACCTCTATTTATGGTCATATGACACTTTATACCTTAAAAAATAGGTCAAAGTCGTAACTCGTAACCAAAATCGTAACCTTAATAAATACAGACATATAAAGGGTTTATAGTCACACGGTTACAGGTTACGACTTTTTTAACTTCTTTTATATAATAAACATTTAAAAAAATAATAGTTTAATATATATAAGAAAATAAGGGGGTAAATGCGTAACTTTTTAATGTTGAAGTCCAATTAAACCAGTCGTACCAAGGGTTCAAGACGGTTACGACTTTACTACGAGGTTACGAGTTTTTTAGTAAAACTGTCACTTTATTAACACCCAGTAAATGATATGTTCTCTATTGTAATTATGAGTTATGATGATAACGTGATAATCATATTTAATAAACACTATCAGCACACGGGATAAACTCTCGTGTGTTTTTTGTATGGATGTGATCAGATGTCACCAACATTTTTAAGATGGTTACAGCGACTTATCATGCATGATGACCTCATTAGATTTTATCAATGTAGAGAGTGGCGGCACTTGAGACTCAAAGCACTTGAGCGTGATCATTATGAGTGTCAAGTGTGCCAACGCAGAGGTAAGTATAGTAAGGCGCGCAATGTCCATCATCTTAAAGAAGTTAAGGATAGACCAGACTTAGCATTAACATTAACTAATCTCGAGTGTGTCTGTATCGCTTGTCACAATGACATACATGATAAGCGGTTAAAGATAGACAAGCGTAAACCATTCGTGAGTGAGGAGCGATGGTAATGTCTCCATATCAACTAGTGATCAATACGTTTGAGTATATTAAGAGACCAATTACATTTATCTTGGATTATTTGTTTAAAAATAAAATTTAAAAATTATTTTTTACCATTTTGGAAATTTTTTAGACCCCCCGGGTCAAGGATTTTAACATTTTTTGGGGGAGTTTGAAACGTACGGGGGCAAGAGGAAAAGATATTTATTTTATTTTTGCGTATAGACAAATAGAAAAAAATGGATTTTTGTTGGGAGGTTTGCCATTTTGGGAAAGATTAAAACCGAAACAATTAGGAAAAGGATTGAGAAGGACTTAGTTGATCAGTTGCATGTTAACGGAACGACCGGAACACACTTTACAAATTTAGTTGGGGACTATTTAGCTCTGTTTGATTTAAAAACAAAACTGATAAAAGATATTGATGATAATGGTACGAGGATATTAACAAACTATGGTGCTAAGTCAAACCCGGCTATTAATGATTTACACAAAACCAACGCACAAATGTTAAAGATACTCAGTGTCATTGGTGTTAAACCATCTAAATCAGAGGGACCATCAACAGAGGGTGACGATGTATGATCACTCATAAGTACATTGATGAGTATATCAATAGTGTCGAATCAGGGCAACTATTAGTTTGTAAAGAACAATGGCAATTAATAGAGTATGTGAAAAAAATACTCCATCGTGATGATGTCTACATCGATGATAAGATGGTCAATCAAAGTGTTGAACTGCCTGCACGGTATTTTCCATATGATCTGTACCCTTGGCAAAAATTTATTAACGTTTTTATTTTTGGCTTACGTTACAAGGAAGATGAAACATTGGTTTTTGATCGTTATTTTATTTATATGGGACGCGGCGGCGGAAAAAACGGTTATTTTTCATGGAATATATTTTTCATGATGACCAAACAACATGGCATTAGTCATTATGACATTGATATTGTAGCTAACAATGAAAAACAAGCTAAGCGATCTTTCAAGGATGTCAAAGAAGTGTTAGAAAAAAATGAAGATAGATTGAAATCCGCCTTTAAGCATACGGAGTTATCAATTATTAATAATGCTACACAAAGTGAATTAACATATAATACGTCAAATTCTCGTACAAAAGATAGTAAACGAACAGGATGCGTAGGGTTTGATGAGGAACATGAATATGATAACTACAAAGCAATCGATGTTTTTACTTCGGGAGGGGGAAAAGTGAAAGATTATAGGGAGTTTCACCTTAGTACAGATGGTAACGTGAGAGGAGGACCATTAGACGATCTAAAGGAAGAATCACGACTGATCTTAAACGGTGAATTAACCATTGAACAATCGACGTTGTTTCCTTTCGTTTGTAAATTAGATGATAAGAATGAAGTGGACAACCCTGAAAATTGGATAAAAGCCAACCCTTCACTTCCATACAATAAACCGTTAAAAAGGAAAATGATGACGGAATTTAATCAAATGCAACGAAAACCCTCTGTTCGTATGACATTTATGACTAAGCGCATGAACTCACCTATGGAAGATACACGATTTGAGGTGGCGAGTTATGAAGATAGACTAGCAACGAATCAACCTGTACCACCCCAATTAAAAGGGATGGATGCGATAGGTGGGGCAGACTTTGCAGACGTAAGAGATTTTTGTTCTGTGGGTGTGTTGATCAAATATAAGGGGAAACGTTATTGGCTCCAACACACCTTTATCCATCATATGGCATTGGAATTACAGGATATTAATAAGGACATTGTGCAGTTGGCTGTGGAGAAAGGATTAGCTGAAATCGTCTATGGGAAATCTATTCCGCCGGATAAAGTCGTTGCGTGGTTTAAAGAAACTGCCAAACAACATTATATTAAAAAAATATGTATGGATGATTTTAGAGCATCTATATTGGGCCCTAAACTCGAAGAAGCAGGATTTGATGTATACATTGTCCGACGAGGTCGCGTCACCCACGGTAAATTATCTCCTATTGTGGATGATGCGTTTATAAATAATACGTTGGTGTTTGGCAATGACCCATTGATGCGATGGTATGTTGGCAATGTGTATGTCGATTTTTTAGATAACGATAACAAAGAATACAAAAAAATAGATAAAGAAAAGCGGAAGACCGATGGGTTTTTCGCTTTTTTACATGCTTTGAACTGTGACAGTGAGTTACAGGATTACGGTGACATTGATTTTGATAGCATTAGTCTCAATCCCATTATCGTATAAGGAGGTGAAAGCATGTGGGGCTTGGGAGTTGGATAAAAAAATTGAATCCATTTGGAAAAGACGTTGATACATTAGAGAGTATTATCACAAGTCTCGTATCGAGAGAGATTTATAAGAGGATGGCAGTTGATGCATGCATCAATCTTATTGCCAATGCTTTTGTACGTTGTGAATTTAAAACCCTAGAAAATGGTAAGTCAGTCAAAAAAGATAATTATTACTTATTTAACGTCGCACCCAATAAAAATCAGAGTGCAGATGAATTTAAGAAAAAAATAGTCAATCACCTTATTAGGAAAAATGACTGTCTCATTGTTATGGTTAACAACCAATTATTCATTGCTGATGATTATAATGTGGAATCTTTTGTTTTAAAAGAGTCTGTATACAGTCAAGTGACAGTGGATGATTACCAATTTAGAAGATCATTCGAGGAATCGGATGTGATACATCTGAAACTGAATGATGAGAATGTTATGAAGCTCATATCTAGTTTTTATAAAGACTATGGAAAATTGGTGTCTGCCGCTCAAGATATTTATAAACGCTCTAATGCCAAACGATTTATTTTAAAAGGTGAGTTTATTCGGTCGCAAAACGATGGTGTACAAAAGAAAATAAATGACATGTTACAAGGTCAATTCGACCCTTGGCTCAACGCAGACAATGCCGGGTCGATTTTTCAATTGCCCCAAGAATTCACGTTAGAAGATGCCTCGGGCAATGGAAAAGCAGGTGTTACCCAACAAACAACGCGTGATGCACGGGCATTAATTGACGATGTCTTTGATTTTGTCGCAACGAGCTTACATGTCCCTATCGGATTGCTAAAAGGAAACGTCGTAGAAGTGTCCAATCAAACAGATAATTTTTTGATGTTTGCGGTGAACCCACTGGTACATGTTGTAGATACAGGCATTAATAAGTCCATGTATCGAAAAGAAGATTATCTCAAAGGGACACGTTTAAAAATAGACAGTAGCAATCTAAAAATCATTGACATTAATGATTTGGCAGTGGCAGTTGATAAATTTTTTGCTACTGGTGCAATGTCAATAAACGATGTCATTGAAAAAATAGGTGGAGAGCGCATCGATGAATCATGGGCGAACAAGCACTATGTTACGAAAAACTATCAAGATGCCTCTCAAAATCCGCCCCTTGAAGGAGGTGATAATTAGTGCCAATGATGGAACGTATTCCTTATAAATTCAAGATGGAAACAAACGAAAATAAATCAGCTACTAGTTTGTACATGTATGGAACAGTAGGGGGTGGTTGGTGGTCAGATGGCATCACATCACAAGGTGTACGGAGAGCATTAGATGAAATAGAAACGCCAGTGGTTAATGTGCATTTGCATTCGCACGGTGGTGATGCGTTTGAGGGAGTGGCAATTGGTCATATCCTACGTAATTTTAATGGAACCGTTAATGTTTATAATGATGGCATGATTGCAAGTGCCGCAAGTATTATCGCCATGGGGGCAGATAAAAATTACATGCCTAATAATACTATGTTGATGATACATCGTGCCTCTTTATTTGTGTATGGGAACGCCGAGTATTTACGCAAACAAGCGGACACCTTGACTAAAGTAGATGAAGCATTAATACAGTCCTACTTGGGTCGCTTTAAAGGAACAGAATTAGAATTGGAAAATTTACTTGATGGAGCAGATGGAGACGGTACATTTATGACCGCTCAAGATGCGTTAGGTTATGGTTTTATCGACGAAATTATAGATGCCGTTGAACCTCAAACCGATGAAGATGTGAAAGAAAGCGACGAGGATAAAGAGCAACTTGATACCGAAGGACTTGAAATTACAAATGAAGCGACGAAGAGAGCGAATCGTTTTGCGGCTATGATTGAAGGATTTAATCAAGCATCACAAAAATTAAAAGGAAAAGAGTGATAAGAGTGGAGAACCTAGATAAAAACAAGGAAGACCAAATTAAAGCAAAAGAAAACTTATTGACAGCGATCAAGTCCGAAGATGAAGAAGCTTTAGCAACTGCGATGACTGATTTTGCAAATAACATACAAAATGACGTTTTGAGACAAGCACGCGCAGATATGCAAACAGAAATGAATGATCAACGTGTGATTGCTGATCGTGGCGGCGATGTTTTAACATCAAAAGAAATGACTTTTTATAACGAAGTCATTGCTAACGATGGTTTTGATGGTGTTGAAACGTTGGTCCCTGAAACAGTCATCAATCGTGTATTTGTTGAATTGGAACAAAATCATGATTTATTGAAAGCCATCCAGTTTGTCAGAACTGGTAGTGTCACGAAGTGGATTATGAAAAACGGTGACGTCAATCCTGCTTTTTGGGGTAAATTAACCGACCCTATCAAGAAAAAAATTGACAATGGATTTAGCACGGTTAACATGAGTCTCTTTAAACTATCCGCTTATATGGTAGTAAGTAAAGCGATGCTTGACTTGGGACCTCAATGGTTAGATCGTTATGTCCGTACGGTATTGATTGAAGCAATGGCAATTGCCCTTGAATTGGCAGTGGTAGCCGGAACAGGTATCGAACAACCTATCGGCATGATCAAAGATATTGATGCGGCACACGACAATACCAATGGGTATCAAGATAAAACAGCGATTGCTTTAACTGATTTATCTCCAAAATCTCTTGGTGGCAACGTCATGGAACCTTTGACCAATGATGGTAAACGGTCAGTGTCCAACGTGCTCATCGTCGTAAACCCAAGTGATTATTGGGAAAAAATCTACCCACAAACCACTGTGTTGAATGCACAAGGAGCGTATGTGTTTGGTGTCTTGCCGATTCCTGCAACGATTATCCAATCGGTAGCTGTGCCTAGAGGGACGATGATTGCAGGATTGGGAAATCAGTATTTTCTAGGTGTTGGTTCGGGCGAACAGATTGTACGAGCTACGGAAGTACACATCATTGAAGATGAGGATGTGTATGTCACGAAACAATATATCAATGGACAACCCCAAGATAATATCTCCTTTAATGTCTTTGACATTAGTGATCTTGGCTCTGGTGATGATGGCGGTACTGATAATGTTAAAACAGCAGAACAAGCCATGGTAAAAGTACAAGATCACGACGAAGTCATTGATAAACTACAAAGTGAAATTAAACAATTAACGTTAAGGATAAATGAATTTAATGAAAACAAAGAAGTCGAACCAACCAAAGACAAAAATAAAAAATCTTAAGTAGGAAGGTGGTCACTTGGCAACAACGTATAACTTATACCGTGACGGAGAAAAAATACAGAGTGGCTTAGAGGATACGACGTATACAGATGATGGATTAACTTCTAACACAGATTACACGTATCAGGTCAGCGCAGAAAACGAAAATGGCGAAAGTGAATTATCAGAGTCAATTACTGTTCATACAGATTTTAGTGACCCAAAAGGCATTAGTCTAGATCAAGATAGCTTAAATCTAAATATTGGTGACAACGTAACGATAGTAGCGTCTGTATCTCCGTCAACGGCTGATCAACGTATCAATTGGTCATCATCTGATGAGGATGTTGCTTCCGTCGATGAGGATGGTGTTGTGACAGCAGTGTCTGAGGGTGAGGCTACTATTACAGCGACTGCTAATGGTGATAATGGTGTTACTGATACGTGTAATGTAACCGTTGCAGATGATAACGAGGATTAACATAATGTCATTAGCTGATGATCTACTCGTAGAGATTAAAGATCGTTTACAAGTGACGTGGGAAGATGATGGGACCGATCGACAATTGTCACGGTTAATTACCCGGGGTCAAGCCTATATGAATGAAATGTGTGGGACAACCTTTGCCTTTGAAAATGGGTCACCTGAACGTGAACTCATGATGGAACGATGCCGCTATGATTGGAACAATGCTTTAGATGAGTTTGAGGACAATTTTAAAAAAGAACTATCACGATTAATTTTACAGGTCGCCGTCGATGATCATGTAAAAGGTGATGCCAATGGCGATTGAACGTATACGGGAAACTTTTAACGATGGCGTATTGGCATACGGAAAACTAGAAACACAACTCAATGAAAACGGAAGGAGCATAGGAAAGGCATTTAATCCTGTGGGAACCCTTCCGTTTCGTTTTTTAAATGCCCGGGACAGTGACTATTTGGCATTTGGAGCAATGGGGTTGAAATTGGATTTAAAAGTTAAAACCCCTACGCCCCCCATGTTACACAATAAGTCGATGACACCTTATACAGTTAAAATTAATGATCAACAATATGATGTGATCAAGGGAGATAGAGACAATATCTATCTCTATTTTTATTTACAACGTGTTGGAGGAGATAGACTTGAATGAAAAAGGTGTAAAGTGGCTTAACAAAACAACTGATGCGTTAGTGACCGTACTAAAACAAGAATTTCCCGATAAACCTATCTACGAAGATGAAATACCAAAAGATAAACTAGAAGAAGTGGGTTATCAGTACAATCACATTGTGTATGAAACTGGGAACATCCAACGTGCTCAACCGGACAGTAAAGGACTCAACCAAGAGGTTATTGTCACCTATTACAGTGAAAATAAGGATAATTTAGATGGAGTCATGATCACCCTTATCTCTATTTTGGAAGGGACACATTACTATAAGTTGTCCGAGGCATTTAAGGGTATTACGCAAAAAGCGGAGACAGAGGATTTTGTTGATGCTGTTGAAGTCCGTCTCACAAGGCAAATTAAATATGACCAGTACTAATCAATGGCAGTTAGATTTTAACGATGTTGATAAATTAGTTACTAATATCGGTAAAATATCTAAGCGATCAGAGACGATTATAAATAAAACGTTAGAAAAAAAGGGGATACCATTAGCGGAAGAATCTATTCAACCGACTATTCCTATATCTATGCGTAAAGGACGTGTGATCAATAAAAAACATGCTCGAAATTACAAAGCCTTATCTAGCGAGCGTGGAAATTTGGAATTTGTCACACGTCCAAAGCCACGCTTTAACTATCTAAAATATCCCGATTTAGCTATAGGGACGTCTCAATATAATTCTCCTAAGCAATTTATGAAACGCGGAATGGATAAAGCCGCACCTAAAATTATGGATGAATTGAGCAAAGACATGATCAAAGATATTGATAACACATTAGGAGGTAAATAAAAATGGCACAAACAGTTGTAGAACGTTTCGATGAATCAAGAGTAACAGAATTTAATTTGATGTTTGAAAGTGACGAAAAAGCGACGAAGTTTGGTATTACAGGGCAACTACAAGGTGAAACGACATTAAGCACATTAACATTGAATGAAGAAGGCGTTATGGCACGAACAAAAACAAAGCCTCAATCCATGCAATTAACTATTGATGCACACATGTACGTTGATAGCTTACGACGTATTTTAGGCATTTCTAATTTGGGATTAAAGTCCGGTGTTTATTCGTATGGTATTGATTCAAAGACGGAAAATTTTGTTTTGACATTGAAGTCTATCGATGAGATTGAAGACACAACAAAATACCTTGCTTTTCCGGTTTGCTCATCCTCGGCGGGATTGACCATTAACGTGGAAAACGGTGGAGACGAAGTGGCAGAGCTTGAACTAACATTTGATGCGTTGAAAGATGACAATGGTAAGTTGTACTACGAAGCATTTGAGGACGAATTAGATGATGATGTGAAGTCACAATGGCACACTAATTTTACTCCCGATCTTGTACTGGATAGTGACAATGACGGTGGTGACAATGGTGACGGTGATACACCCTAAGCCACCCCAAAACTTAGCAAGTCCCAATCATACAGATACCACTATCGATTTGTCTTGGGAAGCCGAGGAATAGGGGAGACTCATATTTAAAAATTAGGAGGGGTATGTGTGGAAATTGAATTGATAGATGGACAAACAGTAGAGGTTGACGTCAATGTATCGGCGTTAACCCTTTTTAAATTGCAAAAAGAAAAGGTCATTGACGGTACGTTTTTAAAAGGATTCATGAAGGAAGAACCCGATTTAGACCCTACATCAATATTACAAGGGGTGTATGCGGCTTATCGTCAAGCGAATCCTAAAGATTACATGTCGTACCAAGAGTTCCTAGAAAACTACGTCATGAGTACCGAAACAGACTTTGAAATATACTTTGCGATTATATCCAAAGAAGCGAGAAAAAGCTTTAAAGAAAACTTTATGAAAAAGGCAGTGTCGAGTGGAAAAAAGTAAAGTTACCAAAGATAGAAATTGAGAACGTAGAGGATTTATATACCCTCTACGTTTTTGTTTTTGGTATTGATCATGCTGAATTTTGGAACTTACCTCTCTCATCTGTGCAATTGATTGCGGAAAATAAAACAGCGTATGAAGCATGGGAAATCGCAGAGAAAGAAAGGGGGGAGAAACATGGCAAAGCAAAATGAGACGAGTGTCACTTTTAGGGTATTTAACAAGGACTTTAATAAAGCAATATCCGAAATGAACAAGTCCGCGAAAACATTACGTCAAGAACTCAAGTTGGAACAAGAGCAGTTAAAACTTACAGGTACAGACTCTGAAAAACTGGAGTCAACTATTAGTAGTTTGTCTAAACAATACGATGTTGCTAAACAAAAAACGCAAGAAACTGCCAAGCAGTTGGAAGCTGTTAAAAATAATTTTGAAGAAGGCTCTACTGCTGTCCAAGACATGGAGAAGAAGCTAAGAAGTGCTCAAATTGATGAACAACAATTGGCAAATCGTCTCCAAGAAACATCGACAGAACTTGAAAAAGCACGACAAGCGGAAGCCGACCGAGCGAGTGAAGCGACAAAAGCGAAGCAAACACTAGGAGAATTACAGCAAGAAGAAGAGAAATTAGCAACGACATCTGAAAACTTAGAGAAACAATACGAGTTGGAAAAAGGGGCATTAGATAAAAACGCAAGCTCAACCGATAAAGCAAAACTCGAATACACGCACTTGCAACAAGCACAACAAGCGGCGGCAGAACAAACGAAAAATCTTGAAACGCAACTCCAACAAGCTAAAGTAGCTTTTGGCGAAGATAGCCAAGAAGTTAAGAACCTAGAAGGTAAACTATTAGATGCACAAAAAGCGGAACAAACATTAGCGCAACGCTCAAGCGAAGTGGGTAAGCAAGTGGGGTCGTCTTTTAAAGAAGCCGTATCCCGTGTGAATGACTTTGGGAATCGACTCAAAGAGACAGGCGCCTCTATGAGAGAGACAGGTAAAACTGCCTCTATTCGTGTAACTGCACCGATTGTTGGTGGACTCACCCTTGCGGTTAAGTCGGCATCAGAATTTGAACATCAGATGGCGGACGTGCGAAAGGAAGTATCCGCACAAATACCAACAACCAAAGAACTTAACGCTACCATGCAAGAAATGGCGAAGTCCTCACTGAATTGGTCACAAGAATTTGGAACATCGACCGATGATATTAACGCCGGACTACTTACGTTGGTTAAAGATGGGTATACGGCGGCGGAAGCCATGAAGATTATGAACACGTCTCTTTTTACAGCTCGTGGCGCCAATGAAGACTTAGCGACTGTTGTCGATCAGTTAGGCTCATCTTTAGAAGCCTATGGAATGAAAACGAATGATGCCGGAGAAACGACTGCGAACATGACGAAGTTAGCCAATGTTTTTGCATTTGTCGCTAACCATACAAAAGCGAGTATTACGAGTCTAGGAGAATCGTTTAGTGTGGCAGGGTCCACTGCTCGTGCGGCAGGTGTCCCTTTAGCACAAACAGCTAGTGCTATTGGTATTTTGCAATCCAATGGGGTTATTGCCTCAAAAGCGGCTCGTGCGTTGCAGTCAGGGCTCGTTAACTTGACGAAACCTACAAAACAGATGCAAACTGCGATGGATAAGATGAATTTGTCTGTGTTTGATGCGTCTGGAAATATGAAAGATTTACCGACGATTTTAAATGAAATCGAAGCGGGAACAAGAGGATGGACACAGGAACAAAAGAACGCCGCAGTAGCGACCATCTTTGGAAAAGAAGCGCTAGCACCTTGGAATGTGTTGATACACAAAGGCGGCGATTATCTAGCTAACTTATCACAAGAGGCGGATAAAGCAACTGGAGAAGTTAAACGTCTATCTGATCAGATGGCAGATACCCCCGAGAACCGTTTTAAGGCTCTTAAAGAGTCCGTACACGCCCTTGGAGTTACATTCGGTGAAGATGTCTTACCTTACTTATTACCTGTAATCATTGCCCTTAAATCACTTGTTAATTGGTTTTCAAATCTAGGAGATGGGACTAAAAAAGTTATCATCACGATATTGGCATTGATAGCGACGATTGGTCCCTTGCTGATTTTTATAGGGACATTGATTTCTTCATTTGGGGCAATTTTAGTAGCAGGTACAAAATTCATAGGTTTGTTTAAAAGAGGTGAACAAGCGGCAGAAGGGTTTGGGGAAGGTTTAGCCTTTATCACAGGTCCCATTGGTTTGATCATTAGACTATTGATAGGATTTTTACCCTTAATCATTAACTTCATTGCTCACAATGAGACGGCTAGAAATGCTATCGTTAGTGCGTGGCAATCCACACAAAAAGCGTTGTCTCCTATTTTCACAGCGATAGGGGCTATTTTTAAATCTATAGGTCCTGTGCTCTCTAGTGTTATGTCTACGATTGGGAGTGCCGTTGGAGGGATTATTAAAGCGATTGGACCCTCCTTGACTAAAGGTATCCAAGCCATTGGTAGTTTTATTACAACCATAGTGGGTGGATTGACTAGTGCGGGGAGTAAAGTTAAAGGGGCAGGGTCGACATTAGGCAATGTATTTTCGACGATTGCGAGCACCGTCGGTAATGTCATAAAAGGACTCGTTCCTATACTCAGTGCGGTTGTAAATGTAATTGGTGGGTTGTTATCGTCATTAGCGCCTATTTTTAGTAACTTAGTCAAACAGTTTGCGCCCGTCATCAATCAAATTGTAGCGGCATTTAAACCATTAGCCCCTGAGTTTGAGCAGACAGGACAAATAATCACGGAAAGTGTCCAATCATTACAACCTACATTTAAGCAATTGGGACAAGCGGTTGGACAATTACTTGGGGCGTTCGGTGATCTGTTTAGTACCATGTTACAATCTCTCATCCCTGTCTTTAGCGATCTTGTTCGTACCGTTATACCTATTGTAGTAGATGGATTTAATAGTTTGGTCCCACTCATTACCAATTTAGTGAGTAGTATCATTCCTTTGTTGGCAGATACGTTTACACAAGTGATGAGTGTTGTATCACAAGTGATACAAGCAGTTATCCCTTTGGTGATTAGTATTATCCAATCGATTATACCTGTGATTATTAATATTGTTCAGACTGTCTTACCGATGTTATTAGCCATTTTTCAAACCATCTTTCCGGTCATCTTACAAGTGATACAGGCGGTTATGCCACTTATTGTTGATATTATCCAAGTGGCGGTCACTTTCATTACGACGATTTTAATTCCTGCAATTGAGTTTATCCTTAAAATCGTGCAGATTGTCTTTCCTGCAATCATTAAGGTTATCCAAACAGCCATTAATATCATCATCGATGTTATCAAATTTTTTACTGATTTACTAGAGGGCAACTGGAAAGCGGCGTGGGATGATGTTAAGAAAATATTAAGTGATGTGTGGGATGGCATAAAGATCATTATTAAAGCGGCACTGGATATTATCAAAACAGTCCTTTCGTCCACATGGAATGTCATTAAAAAGGTAACGTTGAGTGTGTGGAATCCCATCAAAAGTTTCTTTACAGCAACATGGGCGAGTATTAAGTCAGGGGCACAATCTTTTAAAAATGCCTTTATCGGTGTTTGGCATAGTATACAATCGGGTGTCCGATCGGCTATTAATCCTATTATCGGCTTTATTAATCGGGTAATGAGCGGAATGGAGAATCTCATTAACTCGTTATCTCGGGTCATTAATAAAATACCTAGTATCCATCTACCATCGTGGTTGGGCGGTGGTACTTTTGGGATACCGACTATCCCTAAAATATCTTTGCCGCGTGTCCCTAAATTAGACGTTGGGACAAACCTTGTTAAAAAAGATGGATTAGCGGTTATACATGAGGGTGAGGCAGTTGTCCCTAAGAAATATAATCCGGCATTGGATGTTAAACCCTTATCAAGAGCACTAGCCAATCGCTTATTGTCTAACCTACCACAAATGGCACAGTCCAAAATGGAGAGTAATCTAAGTACAAACATCACGGTTAACATAGAGACATCGGACATTAATATGGACGGTAAAAAAGTGGGTAAGATCGTGTGGCAAACCGTCAACCAAGAAGCAGATAAAGCGGAACAAACGTATTTAAAATTTTTAGGGCAGGGGGGATAACATGAAAAGTCGGCTTAACTTTGCCATCCAGTACGCAGACGGAACCCTTGTTGATTTAGATGAAGAAGGGTTGTGGGTGTCGTCTTTTCACATTCCTTCTCCCGATGTCGAAGTAACAACGATCAATGTGCCGGGTAAAAACGGATTGTACAAGACAACGAAACGTCTTAAAGAACGTGTTATAAAAATTACGGTCGTTGTAGAAGCAGACACGATTAAAGAATTAGAGGATAAAAAATTAAGAATTTATGATTTATTTTATCAAGAGGAATCGTACACCCTTGTGAGAGACGTGGACCCTACTAAGGTCGTCATGGTTGATCAGTCGGGCAGTTACGACATAGATAACCTAACCGATACTGATGGACAAATAGCTTTAGAGTTGACCATGTACGACCCTTATATCTACAGCACGGAAAAAACACAAGTCATCAATGACCCTAACAGCGATGACGTTGACCCAGTGGTTATCAACGAGGGGACAGCAGAGACGTACCCGATATTTACAGTGGAAGTCTTACAACCTATAAGTCTATTACAGATTGTTAAAGATATTGCGTATATGCAAGTAGGTCAACCTGTGGACGTTGATCAAGTGGAGGTCCCTGAATATGAGAGTATCTTATCCGATAATTTAACATCGTTAGTGGGTTGGCAAGCGATAGCAGGGGGTACGACACTTATAGATGGGATTGTCGGGGGAGCCATGGAGGTTAAGAGCAATGCTAACGGCGATCGTTTTGCATTTGGACCCTCTAGTTATGGCACTAATCCTAATGGATGGGTAGGACCTGCAGTTAAACAAGAGCTAAGTGAGGCTCTACAAGATTTTAGAGTCGTCATCAACATGAGTGTCCTCAACAAAATGATTGGTGTCGGTAAAGTCATGCTACTTTTAATGGATGATTTAGATAATATCTTTGGATATTTGTCAATGGAGGATACAACAGCATCCGTTGACCTTAACCATGCCCGTATCGCTTTGTTAGATAGTGCACAAAACAAGCAGTTTTTAATCGATACGACAGGCGATAAATACAATGTTTACAACGACTTTGAAGGGATATTGCGATTAGAAAGGAGAGGCACTAAGTTTTATGCGTACTCGGCTCAAGTTGATCAGGTCACAGGTGAGCATCGTGCTAGAGATACGGCACCCGTTTTTACCGACTCAGGTAATGTGTATCAACGTAAACTCTCTCAAGTGGGAATTTACATCGCCAAGGCTAAGGATTACAAAACATTTGTCCAAACAGCTAACGATTTAAGTGTCGCTAAGGTCAATGACATATCGGCTAATCAAATTCCTTATATTGCTCAACCCGGAGATATCATCACATTTGATCATCTAACAGACAAATTACTGCTCAATGGGGACCCCATTCTCATGCGTAGAAAAGACATTGATGCAACGTTTTTTCCTTTTACAAAAGGTAAAAACTCCTTATTAGTTAACCCTGCCGATGCCGTTAGAGTGACTGCAAATTGGAGGGATGCTTACAAATGATACATTTATTTGACAAAAACGAGGAAATTGTCGATGTCTTAGTTAATCCAAGTCAAGATAAGGTTTATTGGGACTCCAAAATAACAACGGATGTTGATACGAGCTTATTAACATTAGACATGACGACATTAGGTACAGTCTCCTTAGATAACATAACTAAAATAACAGCTCAAGACCAAGACGGACATCACCGTCTTTTTGTAATGTCTAGTATTGATAAAAGCCATGATGACAACGGACTTAATCAAACGATAAGTGCTAATGGTGATCATATTTTATTGGGAATGGAAAGGCCCATAGCTCCTACGACATTGATAGGGAATACATTAGAAGAAGCAGCTACATTTGTTTTAAACGGAACGATTTATAAACTCGGTCACGTTGATTTAATGGGGATACAAACCGTTGTTTTTAAACAATTTACAAACCCACTGGCGGCATTACAACAACTTAAAGACCAGTTTGGATGTGAGTTAAGATTTAGGGTTGAGTTAGAGGGTAATACTTTCGTGCGGTATGTTGATTTACTCCAACCGTCACAAGATTTCGATGGGAAAGAATTATTATTTGGTAAGGATATTGTGGGTATTGAACGTAAAGAAGACGAATCCAACATCTTTACGCGTATGATCGGCGAAGCCTATGACTCTGACGGAAATTTAGTATCCTTTGCGGATATTAACGGTGGACGGAATTTTGTAGAGAGTGCGGCATCTTTCCAACGTTGGAACGTCGACGGACGTCATCGCTACGGCGTTCATCAATATCAACCTGACGGCGGCGGAGAAATTGACTTACAAAAGATGTTGGATGCTACACGAGAAGCGTTTAATTTAACGAGTGATTCCAGTGTTGCGTACCAAGTATCGGGAGAGGATTTAGAACAAGTGCTCGGACGTGAGCACGAAAAAATACGAGCGTACATGAACGTTAGAATTAAAGATGATTTTTTTAATCCCTCTTTACGTTTGACCGCTCAAGTTAAACACACTGAAATGCCCGAACTCGATGACCCGTCGGGTGACTTTAGCTATCAGTTTGGCAATTACCAAGTGGTTAATATCAAAAAAACGCAACAGCTCGCTGATTTGCGATCGCAAGTAAATCGTCGCTCGCCAGTATGGGATGGGGCAGGGGATAAGGCTACCAAGGCACAGCAGTCCGCGGATAATGCTACTCAACAAGTTATCAATCTTGGTACAGCAGTAGACGGTAAAAGCTCTATTATTGCTAGTCCTACCGAGCCTACCGACACAACAAGCTTTTGGATTGATACATCTGCTGATCTTAACGTGCTCAAGCACTTTGACACGGCTACTGGGCAGTGGGTTAAAGCCTCTGCAACTGATTTTATTGATTTGGGTGGACAAGTTGACAATGATCAAATAGCTCCTAAAGCGGTGACTTTTGACAAAATAAATGTAGAAAAACTATCGGCTATCGTTGCGGACATTGGAGAGATTACTACCGGGATACTTAGAGGAGTAGAGATTGATGGGGCAACAATCCAATCTATTATCGACGCTAAAAACTTTTTACAGATAGTCGGTAATCACTTACACTCGGAGTCACAAACAGAGAATGCCGAAGTAGATGATTACTCCGTATTTGATATTACTGACGGTACCTTATCTCTAGAGTTTGGGTTTATTGATCATACGATAGACGAACAGCGCAGACCCACAGGACAAATGTTTGTAAGGGAGCACGAGATTGTCTTTGCCGTGGATGAGGACACTGGAGAGGGGATTGTTATAAGCCCATCAGGAGCTACGTTATCTTTTGGGACAGATGCTGTTGGTACAAACCGTGTCGCTTTGCATGCTGACGGAGCAATAAACGGCGATGGCAAGGGTGCGCTTGACCTATATGTTGATATGGCGCAGGGCGGGGTCATGCGATTACGCACAAGCAGTGCCAAGTCTTATCTACCGGGTAGCATAGAGTGTGAGACAGTGTTTGCCTCTGTACAAGAGGGTAATCCCGAGAGTGCAACACAGCATGTCTACATGAGACCTAAATCTGGCGGGATTGCTCTCATCACCCAAGCTGGCACGACCAACGTGCTCATGGAGATTCGTGCGGCACGCTTTACGATGTCCTCACACGAAAAATTTAAAACCAACATAACACCTTGGACGGACAGCGTATGGGATGCTATCAAAAGTACAGGGTTGTACTCTTACAATCTCAAAGATGACTTAAGTCAAGGTATCCGATTTAAGCATTATGGGGTCATTTTTGGGGAGGGGTATGGTGCGCCTAGCATGGTGTCATTGCCTGATGGTGAGCACCTTGATGAACACAACTATACCTCATTAACCCTCAAAGGTGTACAAGAGTTGATGTATAAGGTGGATGAGCAACAAAAAACTATCGAGGACTTACAAAAGAGATTAGAGGCATTGGAGGGACAAATATGACGGACCACATTTATATCCGCCCACAAAAAGGCGGCATAGTTATCGTTATAAAAGAGGGCAAATAAAGCCCTCTTTTTACATTTTATTGAAGGGTTTTCATTCTTTCTGTCGAATTTTGGTATTGACAGGAGGATGAGAAAGTATGAATTTTCAAGATGAATTTGCCGAAAAAGCGAAAGAGCATTTAAAACCCGACCCCGATGAAAAGATAGTTAAAGAGTGGAGTGCTGAGATTGGAGGATATTTTCTGCGACTGCAGTCAAAAATTGGCGATGTAAAAGATAGGACATTTGTATGTACGGCATCACCAGTACAAGCGATAATTGAGATGGATAACGTTGGTTTGAGACTGACACTGCGTAAACAATCTATTCCATTTACTATTGCGGTGACAAAGATAAAAGATAGATTAGCATCCGATTACGATACGCTATTTCTTAAAGACGGCGAACTATATAGCGAAAAACTAGATAAACCGTTTAGTATCCCTATATTAGAGCAATATTTGAAGGACACTTTCGATTTTCTAGATTTATAAGGAGGTGATACCTTTATGACTAACACTGAGTTGGAAACGATTATGCAACTGAAAGCTAATGGCGCTGAGGATAACGCAAAAAAATATGTAGATGAAAAAATTGAAGAACTAAAAAAAGAATTGTTAAAGCAAGAAGCCTAAGCATCCTAATGGGTGCTTTTTATTATGTCTTTGTAGAGTCTCAGAAATGAGGCTCTTTTAATTTTGTCAAAAGAGGTGAAAATGTGTCTGTAGAAATCGGAGTAGTCATTGCAGTCGGGGGCTTAATTTTAAGCTATCTTGGGTATCAACTTAACGCCAAAAAAGATATGAAGTCTGACATCGAAGAAAGTGCTATTGTTAAAACAGAATTAGGGCACATACGTGATGGAATTGATCATATAAGGATTGATCTCAAGTCCAATGAAAAACAAATGGAACATCTTGGAGAGCGTGTTACAAGAGTGGAAGAATCAACCAAACAGGCACATAAAAGAATTGATCATATAGAGGGCGGCGAGTAAAATCGTAGCTCTTTATTATTAAATAAGGAGTGAGTAATGTGGCAAATTTAAAAGGGGTAGATGTTTCCCATTGGCAGGGGAAAATAGATTGGCAGTCAGTAAAAAGGGCTGGTTATGCTTTTGTTTTCATCAAATTAACAGAGGGTACTAGCTATGTGGATCCTAATGGTGTGGACAATGTTAAAGGTGCTCAAAAGGCAGGATTGATGGTCGGTGGCTATCATTTTTTCCATGGCTCCAGTAAAGAGGCAAGTCATTTTAGGTCAGTAGCAAAAAATCTACATCTAGACTATGCCATTTTGGATAGCGAGGATACTACCTTAAAGGGTGATCTAACGGATGTATCTCTATCCTTTTTGGATGCAGTAGCTGATCTAGGTAAGGGAGTCTTTTATAGCAATCCATCTTATATCAAATCCCATTACAATAAGGAAATGACCAAGTATCCTCTATGGATTGCTCATTATGGTGTGGACCAACCCAACGTCCCATTATGGGCGAGCTGGAGTGCTTGGCAGTATAACGACAAGGGCAAAGTACCTGGTATTGCTGGCGATGTCGATCTTAACTATATGATTGATAGTTTTGCGGTTAAAAAAGTAGCTAAGCCATCAACTACAGCAAAGCCAATAATTAACAAACCCGCCCCCAAGCCAGGTGGCGGAACGTACACGGTTAAGTCAGGTGATAGTCTTTCTGTTATCGGTCAAAAAGAGGACGTAGATTGGCGTGAGATTGCCAAGCTTAACAATATCAAATCGCCCTATCTTATTAAGACAGGTCAAGTACTTAAAATGCCTTATGGCTCTAAGTCGACTGCAAAGATTTATACAGTCAAGTCTGGGGATACACTCAGTCAGATTGGCGCAAAGATCGGAGTGGATTGGCAGACTATCGCTAAACTAAATGGCATTAAACCGCCGTATACTATTTTTCCAGGTCAAAAATTAAAATATTAAGGGAGAGATTTTAAATGCATAAAATCAGTAAGGCTACTATTATCCGCACAATTGTATTATTGATCATGTTGCTTAACCAAGTCTTAGCTCTATTTGGACACTCGCCGTTACCGTTTAGTGATGACCAGATTAACGAGGGTGTGTCTACTGTGCTCACAATAATAGCAAGCTTTTGGGCGTGGTGGAAAAATAACAATTTTACGAAAGAGGCGATTCTTGCTCAACACCATTTAACATCGCTTAAAAAAGATAAGTCTACAAAAGCAAAACCAAACTCATAAGCACACTAATAGCCCTCATCCACTAATGGGTTGGGGGCATTTTTTAATATTTTTGATGTATAAGTCATATCATCCTCCATCATTTTGGATACACCTTCATATCCGTTAAACAGTCTGTCAGCACCATACCCTAATTTTTTAATGTAGTCATATATTTGGAGTGACATGTTGATTGGAATATAGAATTTATATATGATCGGTTCCTGAGTTGCAGTATCTGGAAATCCCCAAGTAATATTATTTTTATCGATGTATTCTTGCATTAAAGTCTCTAAGGATTGGCGATTAACAAACAAAGAATCCTTGTCTACTTCAGTTGATTGCCCAAGAACTAGGTGTTGAGATTTATATTCCCAAGCACTTAATACACCTCTTTGAAAATTGAGATTTGGATTTTTATAGTTCTCAGGAATAACTAGTCTTATTGGAATTTCTTTTTCCAACATTTTTATTTGAAAAAAGTCCAATGCATATAGGATCATAAATTTTGATTCGTCGTCAATTGCATGTAGTGCTCCTGAACTCGCAAAATATAATGCTGTGTAAATATCTCTACTCCAATCAATTAATCTCGTTGGTAGTCCATAATGTTGTGCCAATGCGGCTAATTCTAAGAAATCATTCGGCAACCATATGTCTCCAGTTTCTTCAGGTAGTTGAAAAGGAGAATCTAAATTAACTTTGGAGTTTCTGAGTAAAGAAACGTCAGGAAGATTCAGCCCCTTATAGTTAGCTGTTTTATAAAAAATATTTAAAATGTTAAACTCAGCTTTCTGTTGTAGTATTTCGAAATTATATTTTTGTGGTGAAGAAGAACTAACTCTAAACATGTTCCCCAGTAGGCATATTTTTTCTCTATTGTCCTCTCTTAATGATGTAGGTAGAAGTTTTCCGAACCTTTCTGATCTTTCTCCTCTAAAAATAAATCTATCCATATTAAACAAAAATGAATATTCACCATTCATAGGTGAAAAGTCAGTAAAAAATTTCTTATCGTCTTCTTCTATATAAATTTCCCGCATAACTTTATTCGTAGTCATTTATCTTTATCCTTTCATTTTTTATTACTAAAATACCATAAAAAAAGGATATAATGTTAATGGAGGGATTTTTATGTTTTTATTTGTAAACGGTACACATGTCCTTATATAATAAATTTAAACTATTATATAAGGAGGAAGTTATGCAAAACGACAACCTATGGCATAAATTTAATGATGTCCCGACAATTTCTGCTCTTCAAATATTAAAAAAACAAGGGGATTATTTACTAGAAATGACCTATGATTTGGTTTATGGAGATGTAGAAAATATAACTACTGAAAAAATGGATGGGTCGTATCAATCGTATGAGTTTTCACATAGATTTGTTTTAAAAAGTAAAATACGTGATGATTATAAATATGAATTATTATCCATTCATTACGATATATCTCTTTACCCAATGACAATAAAAATAGATAAGGATGTATCAACTGAAATAGCAAAATCATTGCATGGCTACGAGAATGGTATAATTGGACTCAACGAAGATGCAGATGAAAACCAAGCATTCGATATAAAAAACATGGCTAGATTTGACATAGAAGATAGTGTTAGATTTGTTTATCTTTTAGAAAAAATATTTTCAACGAAAAAAGTGGAAAATGTCATTGTTTCATTAATGAATTTATCAATGTGA